TGTTAAATCAAAAAGGTTTTGCTTCAGGTGCAAATGCATACACTGTAGAATTTAAACCATTAAATATAAATGGTAGATATGACGCTAACAGACAAAGAATGCTGGAGCTAGGACTTTCTGATAATTTAGATGCTGATTTAGCAAGAGCAGAATATGATTGGGGAACTAAGTCTGACAGGATAAAGATAGAGCTATCTGATGAAGTAAACAAATTAGAAAAAAGTGTACAATCAAAAGTCAAATTATCAATGACACAACTTGAAGAAGCAGAAAAAGCTGGTTCAAATTTAACTGCAGCTAGAGCTTCTTTACAAACACAAAGAGATGCTATTGTTGCTAAATATGCACCTACTAAAGACAATGTAAGAATAG